TTAGAATCCACCCGAAAGTAGCAACGCGATCACTTTGAAGATCTCACCGATTGGCATCTGAAAAAGTACTATTCCGAAGTAGTCCAGTACTGGCACGACAACATACGAATACAATATAATGCCAGCACATACATACCCTAGTACTGTACGATAGCTTAATCCGCCCTTCCGTATTTCTTCACGATTCGTTTCATTTACTTGTTCTGTCTTTGTTTCTGCAATACTGGCATCACTAGATTGCTTCTTTTGAAATAATCCAATTCCAGATTTAATTAGTTCAATTATCATCCCTATCATTTAGTAATCCTACTGTATAAACCCAGAAATATAATCCTTTCTGGTACTGTTTGTGTTTGTCGATTATGACAATATACTTTTGTTCATCAAATAGAGTCCACTCATGGACACTACCCATCACCCATTGAGGATCATTCTGTACTAGGAACCCAATATTCATATATTCCTTGCACTCAATCCTTTCATCCATCTCGGCCATATATGCCTTTAACTTCTTCTTGAGTGGTTTGATCAATAAAGTACTATGCATCGTATGTGAATTAACATCCGGCACAGTACTTTCATCGATTAAAATACTCATTGTGTCTTGATCATAATGCATATTACATCCTTGAAATTCTAAAATGTCCCTGAACACCTGATAGTACTAAACGTACACCCTGCTCTGCTTCCTTATAGAAGTCATAAACAAGTTTACGTTTCTTCGTTTCACGTAGTCCAATTACACGTTTTGTCTTTGTTTTCGTATCTTTCTTGCTAGTGTCAATTAATCTTCTCTTACCACCAGAATCAACAACTTTATACTTACCAGAACTAAGACCAGATTTAAGTCCAGATATATTACCTTGCTGTGTCATACGTGCAGTACTGGTAGGAATGAATTTCTTGAGATTCGACGGTTTTACAATAATATCGTACAAATACTGAGCCTGAATGTTCTTCACTAATATTTGATTAACTGCTTGTCCAGAACTGTCACGATAGAAACGAAACAGTATTGCATTCTTCGTGAATGGTACTGGTCCACGATCAATTGCATTATTCATATCAATTTGCATCTTCTGTGAAAGCTGTCTAAGTCTGTTTGACACTTCCTTATTAAAGTTATTGGCGTAATCAATACCCTGTTGTTGAATATTTGCAATTGTTTGCTGTACGCCAGTTATAGTACTTGTCGTTGCCATTACGTAAAAGCCTCCATCAGCATACGAATAATTCGCTTTTGTTCGCCGTTGTCTTTTTTAAGTCGCGTTTTAGTCATCAATGCTTTATTGCGACAAAGATGATCAGTACCGCAATATGCAATCAATGCAGCCTCTACCAGTTCTGCCTCCTGACGTGTTTTAAAACACCATAGAATTTGTTTAGTATGGTGTTCACCAGTAGCAATACGTTCTTGTACTTCCTTAGAACTGGAATTGTACTTTTCCCAGTTACTTTCAATACTGGTAGATTTAATCTTTGAAGCATCTTTTACTTTTTGATAAACGCCTTTAACACCTATATAGTACTCTCCAGAATCTTGAAATTGAATCAGATACACGAAAGCGGCATATTCAACTACATCATATAGATCCCAATCATCCTGATAAAACATTGTCCATGCCATATATCACCCACGCACTACATAAGCGATCATTGAATCAACACGTGCAGGTGTCTGGCGATACCAGTTAGAATCTTTTACTTCGATGATTGCACGTGCATAGTTACCTGCATTCAATGCAGCCAGAAACTTTTTAAATTGACGCGTCTTTGTTAGTCCAAGTTGAAACACCATCATTACTAAGAAATCATTCCAACGACTATCAGCCGGTAGTGTTACGCCAAGTTGACTAGCTCCAGTACGTGCAATTGCAATGTCTTTATCTAGTAATGCATCTGCCTGTGCTTCTGAAATCCCAGTACTAAAATCTTCACCTTTAAGTACTAAGTGACCAAAACCAATCGTCCAATAACCAAGACTGTCTTTATACTGCCAGTACTTACCATTTTTGAAATAACCTACTTTTGTTTGATACTCTTTAGTACCTTCATATTGTTTTAATTGTTGTTTTAAATCCATTTGAATTCCTCCGTTGTCAAATCTATTTATGGGAGGAAATGAAAAAGGGGCTGTTATGCCCCTTTATTGTTTTGCTCTTGTAGCAACTGCTTAATTACGCCAATATCAATACGTGCTTGATTCAACTCAGACCTAATCATTTTGATTTCTTCAATATCATCGTTGAGTACTTCAATTTTTAGTTCTGCTTTCGAAACACGATTTTCCAATTGATCAATTCGATCATTTAAATTCTTACTACGCTTATATAGTACTTTAAATACCCAACCCCCAATTGGAATGATAAAAACGGTTAATAACCATTCCCATTCCATTTGTTATTCCTTATTGTTGTCCTATTATATTTAGTATCCTGTGAATATTGCTAAAGGTATTCTTAGTAGTTGTTGGTTAGTAGCTTGCGGATAACCATCTTGGTACTGTGCAGCATAAGTAACTTGAATATTGCCATTGGTATATCTAAGCAAGAAACCAGAAAAGCCCATTGATTCTGATTCAGATACGTTACCCGGCAAGCCTGACAGTAAAAACCACGGACTCCAACCTAAATTCTTTGAAATTACTTGACCTTGCAGATTATAACCTTGCGGTATCACCAGATGATCAAATACACGTGGCATAGTACCAGCACTTGCAGCACTCCATATTAAAGATCCTTGACCATTGAACACATCTAGATAACCGGACTGGACAGTACCATTTACTGAGGTACGCATGAATTGTACTGAATTAGGTTCAAACAATTCAGCACCGGGGAAACAATATGAATCACGTGTAAAACGGCACCATAGCAAGCCCGGTTGAAATAGAATATCACTAACCATATAACCAAGAGAACGGCCATCACCAAAAGCAGTTGGTATCAAATAGCCAGTAACCTCAACGTTACCTTGAGGGATAAGGGAACTAATCACAGTCCCCTTTTGTTCTGCGTCTACTACTATATTCCCATATGTATTGTATGCTTGAAAACCACTCATGCGTATGTATAAACCTCAAATGTTAGGGCATACGAATATGCTTGATTATTAATTAAGTTTCGCAAAGTGAATCCACCATTGCCCGGAATTATACTGAAGTACCTCGAACCACGTTCATTTAGATACGTTGCAATCCATCCAGTATCCCTAAACGCCGCATAGGGAACCCACCACTGCCGTACACCTGTAGTAACCGTAAATTGAAAACTACCAACATACCTCATTGAGTAGTCACCAATATCAACTAATAATTGCCCAGAGCCATTCCATGCTTGTAAACCTTGTGCCATTACCATAACCCCATTCTTACGCGAAGTACGTTGTTACTGTCGTATACTTCGATTCTGTTATTATTAATCACCATTCGTCCACCACTGTTACCATTGATATAGAAGGTTCCATCTTTATTTATCTGCCATCCAGTACTATTAGGTACGTAGTTGTTACTTTGAATAGTATTACCTATTTTGGCATTGGTAATCTGACCATCTTGTATTTTAGCGGCATTAATTGAAGCATTGGCAATCTTGGCGTTGTTAATAGCACCATCTTGTATTTGGGCTGTGCCGATAGCACCATTCTGAATCATCGCGTTTTGAATAAATACCGTTCCGTTTTGCACCACAAATGGATAGACCTTAGTACTACTGCCAGCAATAGCAGAACTGATAATAGAGAAACGGTCTGCAATAACTGTAAACACCGATTCAGTACCGTTATTCCCTAATGCAATACCAGATACGTATCCATTATTGTTAACTGATACATGCCATCCTTTGTACTCCGCATCATTAATGATCTCTTGTTTTATTGAGTTCATCTCAGATGATCCAAGTACCCAATCAATCACATCATCATTGAGCTTAGAGTATGGTACTTTCGTATTCTGTAAGTACGGGATCATGGCAGTCCATCGGATACCATCTACGCCGAACACATCATACATACCGGCACGTATATAGTACTGACCATCTTCAACTACCGCCCAATAAATGAATTCTGCTGAAGTAGTAAATGTTTGTACACCACTACTGAAATCTTGCGATGCACTTACTTGGAACATAATCCCTGCATAATCGATTGGCTTGTTACTATTCGACCATTCAAAAACCAATGCACCAATACCAGATTTAACAGTTAATCCCTGCAACTGTGGTGCTTGTGGGTTACTGACAGTTATCTTAACTTCATCACTATATGTACCAAGATTGAAACCACGTGCAATAACACCAATGGTAACAGTACGTCCAGTATAATCAGCCTGATTCATTGCAAAGGTATAACTGAAATTGTTCTGAGTAGTGAAGTACGAATTACGCTTGTTTCCTGCTTGATCATATATCACTATTTCGTACTTTTGTAAGTACTCGGACATTGGACGACCATTAACTTGTAATGACGATTGATCATTCCATGCAATATTGAAATCACTAGATTCAGTACTGGTACTAGTTGCCATTGCATTGGTTAGAACAAGACCAGTCACTGCCGGTAGTGTAAAGTTATAGTCCGGTACTAAACCATCCTTTGTTACTTTGACAGAAATGAATCCAAGGTTGTTATACGCAGCTACCGCAAAGTCATACTTTTGATCGGCAACAAGTCCATATAGTTCATAATCAGTCTTGTATCTGTTAGTACTGCCAACAAACGACCAATCTGTATTTCCTGTTTTACGATAGTAAATGTAATAACCTAATAGATTTGGTTCTAATGATTCGTCCCAGTCCATGATAACGACCTGACCACCAACTACCCCACCTTTCCGAGTCACTTCAAGATTACGAGGCGGCTGTACTGTGATAACATTGTTAATGTCACCGCCCGGACTCCATATCCCTTGGTCTTTACCATCGTACATTGCCGGATTATATTCAACGCAAGTAAGTTGGCAGTATCCAATCTGATCATTAGTAGTTGCCAAACCCTTTGTCAGTACTCGATATTGACCATTTATTTTAAATTCATCCAATTTAACGTTAATGATATCCCACGTCTTTAAATCCCAACCTTCTGAAGTAGTAAACACGATTGTGTTTTGAGAGTACTTTGATTTCAATAGTTCGATATTAACGAGTTTAGATAACTGGTCTTTGTCATATACCCATGTATAATCACGTGCAAGGGCTATCACGCGACCATCAGAACGAATCACATCATCCTGTGAGATATTGGAAGGAATGCGTAGAACGTCGTTTGTGTAGCGAGAATAGGCATTTTTATATGATGCATCGATTGTATTATAGTAATCAGTAGAACCCGACGTAGTTACTGAAACATTCCCAAATACAGTACTTTCATCAAACGAAGCTACTGATAATCCTTTAACATCTAATGTCAGATATATTTTACCTGCATGGATGTAAGTAATACCTCCAAACGTCTGTAGCATCTTTTCACAGTTACTTTTGAATGATTCGCTATAGGAGATTGCACCATTAGACCAGTACTGATTAGTTTGACAGTACTGTGCAGCACTACGAAAGCTAGGTAAATCAATCAGACTTGGATCTAAGCCCATTCCATAAGTAGTATTCGTGAGATAGTCATATAGTTGGCTTGGTGCATTACTACATGCACGTTGTTGAAGATCAACTAAATCGGTAATCACTAGTCCTTTCATCTCTACTTGAAGAGTATAATTGTCATTTACCAGTACTGAATTTTCTAGACTCGATTGATCTTTCTTGATAACAGTACTGATACTAACAATACCTTTACCAAGAAACTTATCAGTCCATTTTGGGCCTGCATATTGCTGTGCTAGTGTTTTAGTACTGGTATAATTACCACCAAAACGTACTTCTAGTTGTAAGTTGTTTTTGTACTTATCAATGAATTTATTCGGATCAACAATACCATCGGTTGTAATAGGATTACCATCAATTAGAATAGGATCATTGTCAATATAGATCTGATTAATGTACTTTTGTACGCCACCATATGCAATTGCGTGTTCGGTAAATAAGTACTGTGAATCGTTATCCTTGACGTTGAACCAAGGGACTATTGAACCTAGAAGAACGAATGAACCATTACTAGTATCTTTGTGTGGCATCTGACCGCCATATACAATCGGTAAACCTGTTTGTGGGCTGGTAGTCCTGTTGGGAGTACTGGCTTGATCGCCATAGCCTTTCATGTCTCCCGGCAATGCAGTCATCATACTTGTTGCCACTAACGACGCAGCACCAGCCGCAGCACCCCATGCAGCACTAGCCCAAGCACCCGCAGCACCAGCCGTATATATTGTTGCGGCAACAGTTACTGCCATCATAACGGCGGAAAGAATACCGCCTCCTGAAATCTTACCCATTACTGCTCCTTACTCGATAAAACTTTCCATCCGTTGGAAAGTCCAATTCAAAATGTGTGTGTTGCTCATCGACAACTAAAATTCGATTACTGACATAAACGCTCATGACAGTACTGTCATCTTCATCAATCCAAATATCACCCGGAATGGGGAATTCAACTTCTTCAAGGTACTTTTCAATCAACTCGAAAGTACTTTCTACTCCTAGTTTCTTTAGAATGTTCCGACCTTTGCGTAATGTGTCGTATTTGCACATCTTCACGTACTCAGTACTGCACATTAGATCAATGACTTTAAGCACTAGAATATTGCAATCATTCTTACCAAGTTGATATGGCGTGTTCAATGCGTCTTGGCATATGTCTACTATTTTATTAATCATTTATATCTCCAAGATTGGTTTGCATTAACTTGTCCAAGTAATGAAAAGTACTCATCACCGGGATAGTAAGATTGATATACAGAGTTAGCCGCAATTGTGCGTGGTTGCAGATCGAGTTTCTTATAGACTGAATTCAGATTTACTGTCATTTCGTTCTTTGGATTGTTTGGATCTGCCTCGGCCTGAATATAGTCAATGAATCCACTGAACATGAGTGTGGTGTTTAGTACTGAATTATCGCCCGGATTAAGTATTACGAGATAGATATTAACCTTTGCTTCTCGGAATGCACCACCTAGTGCCAATGTTCTAGTACTGTCGTTAACGTTACTTACCTTAAACGAAATACTATTATTGTTAATCTCTTTTGTCTCAGTGAAACTTGGAAACGAATCACTAATTAGATCTGGAAAACTTGTATATAGTGTGCCATTGATATTAAGATCTACAAAACCATCAGTCCAAAAGATTGGAGGGATAGCGTTCTTTGGAAATACATCAATTGCTTTACAATGCACACCCAATGACATTAGTTCAGTAATAGTAAGCTTTGTCTTATTACCACCTCGCGTAAGATTCCAGTACTTCAATAGTTCTGGATTAGTTAATAAATCATTCATTATAAGTACTCCGTCGCCTTGAGGTTAACACTCATGATATTATTTACCGGTACTTTATATTCATTATCAATATCAAGGGTAAAAGTACCTTGGAGATTGTTATAAAAAATAGTTTCACCTGCCTGTACGTTTTCACGTAGATTTGGAAACAGTTGTAATACATTGCCTGCTCGGCCAATGATGCGATAAATCTTTGAATGGTTTGTAAACTGAATCAATGAACCTATTTCAAGAGTATTAGCAGTACTGGAAACTTGATAAGAACCTTTTACTGCCGTTGCAGATGCCGAAACAGCACCAGTTTGAGAGCCTTTATAGATGCCCAAGTGTCCTAATGAAAATTGGAATGGTTTTCCACGTGAATACTCGGCAACGAATGCATTATATTCTGCGATTGATTGTTGTTTGAAAGTTAATGTGAATTCGAGTTTATAGTATTGAATACCAGTACTGCGAGTAACCTCAACTCCAGTCCAAGAGCGATTTGAATAACGCGGTTCAGTACTGGATACTGTCACCCCATTGATTTTAATATTATTTGAAAATGATGCCATATATGCTCCTTAGCTTATGTAGTATTTAGGGCAATAAAAAAACCCGGACATTGCCGGGTATTTATTTATGCATTTCTTGATTGAGCAGACCTTACAGCCTGATTAACGTTATTTGCATGTCGTTTTAGATACTCATTAAACATCTTATCGTCATTAATACCACCTTGAACAATCAAGGGAGCATTAACTGTGATTTCTCCAGTACTGGTATTGCCCGAAGATTGATCCTGTTTATCGAGGAACTTGGTTAACTTCTGGTTAGCTGGAGCCTGTACGACACGCTCACCTTGTTGCAGTACAAACGACTTGTTATCAAGATGACTTGGCAACTCGTCTACGCCTCCGTGGAACTGACCAGAACTAGCACCTTTGATAGTACTGATAATCTGCATACCCATACCGGCGACTTGTGCATATGCGGCTAAACTCGCTGGGAAAGGTGTTGCCAAAGCACTAGCAAGAGCTGCTTGGATTCTCATAATCGTCTCTGAGATGATAAGTCCTTTCTGTACTGCGAATGCTGCTTTGGCTGCTGCTGACTGTTCGCCAAAAGCTCCGGCCATCATGCCACCGATATCACCAGCTGCATTACCCAAGAGAGTAAGCTGTGCTCGTGTGTTCTCTGTAGCCGTGTTCATAGAGTCCTGTGCATACTTGGCCTGTATTGCTGCCTTACGCTTCTCGTACTCTTCAGTACCGTTATACAATCTCTCGTTTAAAGACATTTCTTGACTGTACTGGTCTTTTAACTGTTGTTGCTTTGACTGAGTATTATCAACGGCAAATGGATTATCACCATAAACCCGCTGGGCTTGTTGCTGCCCTAGATAGTTCTTCTGTTGATCATTTAGACTTACGCCATTTAGATTTGCGTTTAAGTCCTTCAATCCTTGATTCGGATCTTGATAGCCAATCTGTTTATTGATTAGTTCAGTACGCTGTCTTGCACCCTGCTCTTTCGCCTGTGCTAAGTACTTATCAATCTCGGCTTGAGATTTACCAAGTAACTTTGCATTCTCGGCAATCTTGCGTTGCATTTCTTTCTGCTGGAAGTCAAATGCATTGAGTTGACGTTGCATTTCAGTTTCGCCAATTTTACTTAGTGCAGTACTTAAATCTAACTGGGCTTTCTTTCGAGCATCGGCATTCTTCTTATCAAGTGCAGCTTGTTTAGTTGCTGCTGACTCTGCGGCCTTAGATGCTTTGTCTTTACCGGCTTTGTCATTGATAATGTCATTTTGTTCTTGCAAGCGTTCATTGTAACGGCGGTTAACTTCTGCAATTGCTTTTTCTTTCTGTTGAGCAGTAGCATATTCTTTTTCATCACTTTGTTGAATTGCCTGAATAGCCGAATCACGAAGCATTTTTAAATGCGTTACTTGTTTCTGTGCTTTTTCTACTTTACCACCAAGTTGATCAACCACTGAATTAATAGCACCAGTAGTAGCAGGTAAGTTTTGTTTAATATTACCTTTATTTTCTTCATAACCTTTTTGGGATTTCTTTTCCCACTCGATTTGCTTTTGAAGATCTTCACGTTGCTTTAGTAGTTTTTGATAACCTTCTTCACCGTATTCACCCCAACCACCAGCATCTTTCCAATTCTTTCGAGTCTGTTCATACTGCTTAATTGTATAATCCAGTGCTTCCATTTGGGTGTTGACATTGGACATACCACCACCGGCTTTAAAGCTAGTAATACGTGCAAGTAGATTTACTACCTGTGTTAGTACTGGTACTGTTCCCGTAGCAATTTCATTTTTCCATTTTTGCCAACTTAGTGCTAGGTCATTAGTAGCTTTATCATATGCGGCGAACTTTTCAATTTGTTCACTGGTCATAGTTACCGTCTGCTTACCTAGTGCAATATTGTATTCTTGTTCGGTGTTGTAATCTTTAAGTACTTGCAATCTTGACGTTGCATCATTACCCATAGTTTCAAACATATTAATAATCTGAGAACTAGAATAACCTTGTGCTTTCGCTGCGAAGTAGATCTTGGCGTACACATCCTCACCCGCATCAGCCATTTGTTGTAACTGAATCAGATTCAATTTCAATGGTTGAATAACGTCCGTGAACATTGAACCACCGGCATTAGTCAAAGCATCGCCTATCTTGTCCTTAATATCTTTCTGTTGATCAGAAATATTATCCATAGTTAAACCAGTTTGACGATACATGTTAGCCATTTGCTGTAACCCTTCTGCACTCATATTTGATTTTGCAGTAAGTTGCATCAATTCCATTGCTTGTCGTGTTGCATCGGCTGTTGATTTAAGTGCAAAAGTGAATGCAGCCATTGCCACCGTAGCACCAGCAAAACCAGCTGCCGCCGCACCAGACATACCAGCCATTGAGCTTGTAATAGCCTTAAGATTACCTTGTGCAGCAGAACGGAGATTACCCAGGCTAGTTTGTGCCTGATTAACAGCTGTAGTCAGTCCTTGACTATTACCGGTAATGTTAACGACTATGTTATTATTATTGTTGTTTGCCATTCTTCTTCCCTTTTTCCATATCCATCAACTCACGGAATGACTTTTTAATGTTCTGTGCTTTCTGTTCTTTTTCTTCTTCTTCACGTTTCTTCTGACGTTCGGATGCAGTGAGATTGTCGAATGTACCGAATAGATCCCAGTCCTTTAATTTGGCTTCGTTGCGTCCCTTCTCTGATAGGGTTTGTGAAGTCATCATGATTAAATGACAAAGATTAGCGAACATGGCACTTTGTACTTGAAGTCCACTAGGTTCAATGCGTTGGTCATAGATCATTAGTGCTTCAAGTAGATCATCTGGCAAATCATAAAATTCATCCGGCGAGAGTCCTCGTTTGTTAACCATCTTTAGAAAGTACTGTAAACGTGGATCACCGGTTCTTATTTTTTTTCGAGATCTTCAACTTGACTTGATGCCTCTGAAGTCCAGAGTTCAATAACTTTCTGATTCAACTCACCAACGTACATTGCATCAATTGAATTAACATCAATACGGCCTTGAATTTCACCATCTGTGAAAATAGGATCACCATTTTCATCTTTAACACAATAGATCAACGTTGCTTTTGCATCTACGCACTTATCAAAATCCGCAGAACTTGGACGATGAATGTAAAGTTCCATTCCGTGAAAATCGATTTTGTGTAGTTTTGGTTTTAGTAGTTTTTGTAGGTCTTGTAAGTTCATTGAAAAGATTCCATAAATGGGGGAATTGCTCCCCCGTTATTATTGTTTTTGCATGTGTATTTATGGTGTTACTGGTGCAGCACCAGAAGCAACAGAACCTTGGTCTACTGCTAGTTTGAAAGTCTTCTTGACTACTTCGTCTTTGTCACCAGATACAGTAGTACTAGACACAAAGACGTTATAAACCACGAAATAACCAGTAGTATGTGTAGCGTCTTCGTAGTAAGTAATTCGTACTTGACCACGGGTTTGATCGGTTGCTGCTTTTTCAAGAGAAACATGTACTACGTCATCTGGGAGCCAGTTAACTTCTAAATCAATGTCTGGAACTGACATTGTTCCTAGTAATTTACGATTGTAAGCACTATTGAAAGTCTTTACATCGATTACAGTACTTTCAAAACCAGAAGTAGTAAAACTAGCAACCTCTGGGATTACTTTATAATCGGTCGATGCAGTAGAACCAGAAGTAGTACTGAATTCTACTTTAAGATTTGCACCTGAGAAAATATCAAAACTCATATTATATCCTTATAAGTGATTGGGGCATCCTTGCCCCCGTTGTATTTATTTATTCATTAGTTCTTCAAGTTTTTGCAAACGCTCTTCTAATGCTTTATTCTTTTCTGATAGTTCTTGAATTGCTTTAAATGCAAGTGGTAGTACAGTACTGATATCAGGATTGATAAACTCACCATCGAACAAGTGATTTACCAATGAAGGATCAATCTTTTCTAGTTCTTGTGATAACCAACCACCAGTAACAGAATCAGTGTTTTTCTGACCACGCATATCATCAGACCAGTCAAAGTCCACGAACTGTATTTTATCTACGGTATCAAGTGCAACACGTGTTGTAGGTTTGATGTTTTCTTTGTATCGTTGGTCAGAAACACCATTTGCACCAAGCCAGTTACTTAGATATTGGTTCCATTGGCCGCCGCCTTGGTTAGCCCATTTCGAACCAGATACGTTACCATCTGCATAAAAATTTGCACCGCCTACTTCTAGTTGTGGATCAGTACCGTTAAGTGTTAAGTGTCCATCATTGCGGAACTCAGCCCAAAGCTGTTTACCATACCCTTGTTGGTTAATAACAAAACCAGAGTTTCCAGTACCAGTACGTTGAACCATATAATGCTGTGTTAGGTTATCAGTGCCTTTCTGGATCATCTTTATTCCGTTTAGTTGTCTTACCCATTGACCATTGCCATTTTCTTGATAAGAGTTAGAACCGTAAAGTTCCATGAATCCTTTATTGAAGTACTGAGCCTTAATAAAACCATCATTACCTTCACCAACTGAGTTACTAATATCCTGACCGACTGAAAGATAGCCATATGTAACGTTAAATGCACCGTTAGTTGAATAAGAAACAGATTTACCGCCTTTTGCCATCATTCCAACCGATCCCGTCTGGTCACACCATAACGCACCGCGTTGAGTTGTATTATCCGCATCAAAGAACCCAATATTAGCCCAGTCTGTGTTATTAACTGGTCGCATACGCAGTGAGGCACGTAAAGCCAATCCGTTATTGATTGTTACGTTGGCATTAAAAGTAGCTGCGTTATCAGCATATAAACCAAGACCAGTTAGATTAACTTGTGAAGTTGCTGGATCAATTACTACTGCTTTTGTTGCATCTGTATCAGATACAGGACGAATATTAATGGCTTTGTTTACAGTTGAAAGTACTGCTACCCCTGCTGGAGTTGCACGAATTTTAAAACCATTTGTTGTAAATGAAGTGTCAGTACTGGCATTTGTTAGTGTAATACTGTTATTCGATGTAATACCGCCATTCATTGCCAATGAACCGTTTAAGGTAATTGCAGTACCAGAGAATACTAACGTGCCGTCATTATTATAACGCATTTGCTTAGTACTATCTGCATCACCATTAGGACGGATGAATATTCCTGCTGGAGCACTTAGAACCATTTGATTAGCTGAGTTACTTCTGATAATGGAACTCTGTAAATTGATTGTTGGATCTTGCGTGTTAGTTAGAATGATATTCTTGAACGTTACTGTGTCAGTTGCACCTAAACCTAAATTGGTGGCTGCTACTTCTTTAGTTGTTGCACCAGTACCGCCATTTGTTACAGGGATTACACTAGTACTTGTGATTGCGTTTTCTGGAGCTACGGTTACTAAATTGTCCGGTACTGTAGTTGTCCATGCTGGCATGATACGATCGTTCATGAAGCCAGTAATGAAAGAACCACCACCAACGACATTACCGATTTCCATACCAACACCACTATAGAAGCCGTTGGTTGCAATCAAGTATACGTTCCAAATTCCAGCGGCTATATCAACTGGAGATAGACCTATTTGTAGGCGACTTACAGCAGATTGCAGTACTGTTACGTGTTTAACGATTTGACTAATAGTATCGGCTGTCATGCTTGCAAGATTACGACATGAAATTGCTACTTGATCTACGTTAGAAGCACTATAACCATAGTTATTTGCACCATAGATTGTGAAGTTCATGTACCCTGCACCATTACCAGAATTCTTGATCTGTGCAATTGGTAAGAAGCCACGTGTACCAGTATTGTGAATTGGTAGTGTATAACGTGCTGCAACGTTAATGGTTTCAGTACGGGAATATACGTCAAGATTAGTACGAGCCGTTGCTTTGTTGTTCAAGTCATTTAAGTTACTTGCAATCTTCAACTGTGCATCGTTAGTGACGTTAGAAAGCCCTACATCGCTCTTAGACGGCTTAAATCCTTCATGGTATACGTTACGTACTGTCCATTGGCCTGACGTTGTATCATTGGCCTGACGAAACTGTAATTGTGAATTTGGGGAAATACCGAACCACTCATTAGCCTTTGTTCCCAATGGTTCATTATTTCGCCAAACAATACTGTAGCCCTGTTCAGAACTGAGAGCTGCACTTGCCCCACTTACTGGAGCGGTTTTGAGTCCTTGCTGTCCCGGTACTGTCACGGTTCCAGTACTGGAGATAGTGCCGGTAATGGTTAAGTTGCCAAAGTTAGCAGGCTGTCCCAGGCGAGCATAACGTGTGTCTTGTTCAGTACTGGTATAGATGCGAGTCCATGCCGTGTTCTGATTACGTGCATACAGCTTTAGATCGCCAGTCTCAGACATAACGATTGATGCTTCGTTCTTGTTGTTCGTGAGTCCTACGCCGATAAGGTTAGTACTTGCAGGGTTGCCGCTACCGGCTGCTGGGATCTGAATAAAACCATTACCGGCGATCTGTCCTGTTGCTGGTGTGTACTGTGGTGCATCAATGCCATCACTACCTAGGCCATAGTCTGAACGACGTAGTAATGGTTGAATTGGTGCGAATCCTTGAGCAACTACAGTTTCAGGCGTGAACAGGTATGATCTCTGTACAACTGCGTCCTTGTCACCTGTGAGATTGTGCGATTGAACGTATCCATTAAGTACTATATAGCTTTCGGCATTTGCTTCTTCATCAGTAGTGTATTTTACTTTTACTTGAATAGGAGTTTGTTGTTCTGCCGCTTGTTCTAAAAATTTATGGCTTGGTTCATCGATAACATAATTCACAGTAATTGGGAATGCGTCAATTGACTTATCACCTGTCAGTACTGAACTATAATTACTATCATAAGTTTCGATATTCTCTACCGAACTTGATTGTTTAATTGTTGGGAATTCGGCAATGTTTGCCACTTCCTGATAACCAGAGAAACTAGGACTATTGTTCCCAGTATCACTAGTATAAAAAATTTGTAGGTCTTGTCCTGTTGAAATGTTCATTAGTGTTCCTTCCGTTGGATTACACTTATATTTAGTTGAAAGGTTCCTGTACAAATACCAGTAGTTGGATCTTGGTGTGTACCGATATTGTCAAAAACAGGTTGCTTACTAATGATAAAGTTCTCATTTAAAAAACATTCTTGTACTTTTGATTGAAACATTGACATTGTTTCTGACGTCAAGATATAGAATTGCTCTGTTGGATTTGTTTTGTTATTTCCAAAAGTAATATAGAACACTACAGAATAAGAACCCTCTGTACGTCCTGCCATATTCATCTGTACTTCATTTGCTTGTATCTCTGAACAGAACACCCTAGTATCTTCAGATTGTTTTTTTAATGGATTTGACGCCCACGGTGTGAACGTCATTAGTTTATTAATTGCTTTCTTAACTCCAAGAATCATAATCTTTTCTCCGATAGTAATAATTAACTACCCCAGATAGATCATCATCTAGGTTATAAATTATTTGTGTAGCATTGTTAATTTCAATTAGTGTTCCAACTTGAAGTACTGGATTCTTTTTGGCAGTGAAGTAATACTCATATTCGATTGATACACCATCAGAATCTTCAATGGTAATTTGGCGTACTTCCAAGATTGCCTTGAAAGACACGCCATTTATTTCAAGTGGTTCGCCAAAAGCATTTAACAGTGCTTCGCTTTGCTTACTATTAAATGCTCTCATGCTATTAAGCCTTCTTAACTAGTACGAAAGCTTCTTTATGAGCTACTGCGAAATCAATGTAAGAGAATGAACGTAGTACTACGCCAGCAGATGCACGTTTAGTAGTTAGATCGCGATCTAGTTCGTTTGCACCCCATTGAGCAATAATTAGTTCACTGAAATCACCAATTAGGATTGAATCAGTTGGAACGCGAGTAGATACGATTACACGAATCTCATCAGCTAGGTACTGTTCATCACGATAACCTTCTACTAGCATTTTAGCAGCGGTGTTACCAGCCATTGGGATTTGACGTAGTGCAGCATATACGGACGGGTGCATTACTGCGACACAATCACCTGCATATACGTTTGCCATCGCTAGAGCTTCTACAGCATCTTCAATTGCAGCTAGATCAAATGCAGTTGCAGTTTGTTGAGTTGCATTAGTAGCAATAGTTCCAAGAATTGCGTTTTCTAGATCAGAAGCAGCAGTTTTAACTAGTTGTTCAGATACGAAACGTTCTGCGGCGTTATTACTTAGTTGTAGAGTCTTAGTTAGAGTAACAGAACCAGTGAAAGTACGAGGTGTTAGAGTAATAGAAGTAAATGGTGCATCGTGCATTGGTGAATCTACACCTTCAGCAACGAAACCAAAATTACCGCCAGTTAGTTTACCTGCAACTGGAACCACTAAAGATCCATTACCTTCTAGACCTGCAAAGATCTGAGGTTGTACTACTTGTGCAAGTACTGATTGTGCCCATAGTTGATCAATATAAGAGTCGGCAGTTTTATGAACTACAACACCAGCAGCGTTAGTAGTAGTGGTATCACGTTGCATATCTACAACATAACCACGTTCACCCATTACAACACCCTCAATAGGTTGTTTTTCAATTAGGGAACGAATTGCTAGAGAAAGAGAATTGTTTTCCATTGTGATTTCCTTATCATCAATATTATTTTTAAGTTGATTGGTTATATCGCGGATGCTCAAATTAGAATCGAGATAACGGGATACATCCTTATTTAGTAGTTTTCCAAGAGCGACAATTTCCATTTGACGTTCTTTGTCTTGTTCTTCTGTATTTATTACTTCTTCATCAGTACTTTCAGTTTCTGTTTCAGTACTAGATTCCTCTTCACTAGCACTTTCAGATTCTGGTTCAGTACTGGTTTCATCTTGAGGTTCATCAGCACTGGTTTCAGTTTCTGATTCAATTTGTTCTTCGGCTGGTGTTTCTTCTTCAACTTCTTGTTCAAGAGAACGGCCAATACCTGATTTCAAATCGTCAGCAGGGATAGAAACCAAACTGATTTCGTATGGTTGCCATTTAGTAACAAGAAGATTGTCACCTTCGATTCGGTAATCTAGGATTGAATATCCAACACTGACTTTTGAAAGAATTCCTTCTTCAACCATTGTTTGATATTCTTGTGCAGTACTGGAAAGACGAATACTTGCACGGCAAACTTTATCTGCATCAACAGAAGAAGATTCAACTACACCGATTAGATTGTCTTTGTCGTGATTGAAAAGTACTGCGGCTTTATTCTGAATACGGCTTAGGTCTACATTTTCTGGGGAACAAAGTAGAATTTCATTTAGTACGCGATCCCCAATTTCGCGTTGTACTGGGATTTCTGATGCAAAAGCTAATTCAATTAGTTTATTACTCTGATTGATCTGGCTTGTTTCCATCTCCCTCTTCATGTTTTGGTTGTTCATCTATGTTATCCTTAACATTTAGATAATTGTCTATTTCATCTTTTTCAAAGTCCTTTAGAACGTCGCGGTAGTCCTGACCAAGTTCAGAAATAATCTGTTGGCGTGATTTCAATCCATTCTGTAGAAGTGCAATTTGGTACTGTGCGTCTTTATTAGGATCTAGGCTTAATGAAACAACTGGTGTATAAGTTGCTTTTATTAACTTCTTAAAGTCTTTAAAATTGAGCTTTAACTCATTCTTATTTATCATTTCGACTTTCAAAAACTCTTTATAGATTGGCTTCAGTACTTGAACGATTAATGCATTTTGTTTTCCCTTAACAACTTGTTGCATCATGCGATCAGACAATTTAGCGGCACTGAAAGAACTATTCTTTGTGTCATAAAGCAAATTCATCTTGGTTACATTAAGTGCCATTGCAATTTGTCCTAGCATTTGATCCATGAATGAATCTAAGCCATCAGTACTTGAAGTTGGATTTACAGTCTGGATTTTTTTACCCGGATCAAGTTCAATTAGTACGCCCGGATCTAAATAGCCTTCATAGTTCTCGTACTGGTTTTGTACTTGGTCGATGGATTCTAATAGGTCTGTAGTACTGTTAGTGGGTTTCTCATCACTGGTAATAAAAGCCATTGACGATGCACTTACTTTCTTCTGTACAATAGATGCATTAACAAACTGTTCTAGTTCTTTAATCAAATTAGTACAAGCGACAATATCTGGAATACCTCTTTCTTGGTCTGGGTAATCTTGAATGAAGAAGTGAATAATTTCTTCTGCCGGTACTACTTCAATATCAGTCTGATAGTATGAATAGATTGTTGGGTCTACTTTGCAGATATTGTATGCAATAGGACGTTTGAATTTATTGAATCTAATACCGTTACTGATATAGTCGCCGTTACTGAACTTTTGATTGTTGATTACTGGTACTCGTAGACTGTCGATGATTTCAAGTCTTAAACCACCTTCAACTTCATGTAAGCGGATAAAACATTCACCGTCACGTGCTCTTGTACGACATACTAGATTCTGGAAAGTACTTATATCGTGCATTCCATTAGTACTAAATGCATCTGGATCTTCAGCCCATTCATAAAACAATTGTTCGATACTCATTGATGTATCGTGATTCTTTGCTTCATCGTCAAAAAGTTGTACATTCGAACGAATACTAATACCATCTGCCCCAGAGATCTGATCGGCATCCATTAGAATATACTTTCGAACGATTGGGTTGTTTTGTGCTAGTTCACGTGCCTTTGTTTGTAGAGCTGGTAGAGTACTATTAATAAGGCGGTTGATATTGGCACCTTGACCATTTCCAGAATAACCAAAACTTAAAGTACTTGACCGTGCAACTGTAATAGTATTTAAATCACGTTCTAATTGTGATTGCTTTGGTGTATGTGGTTTAGTTTGGTATGTAGGTTTTGGTACTGGTGGTGCTTCTTCTTTCTTCCTGAAAAAATTAAACATTAATGATTACCCCTGTGTAACTTGGTAATACTCTTGATTGGTTGTTTACCGTCTCCGTTTTTACCATTGAGTTTAAGTAGTTCTTTATTGGCCTGTAGTGTGTACTGTTCTTTAAGACGATAAAGTACTTCTAACGACTCATTGACCAATGTCTTGTTGTTGATTGTTGTGGTTGTAATTAGACCGCCAGAAATACGCATTGCAATAACTTCATCAATTTCTTTGAGAGTCTTTAATAGGTCTTGATATTTGCTTGTAGTTTCTAGTGGGTCGATTACGGCAAATGTCGATACTGTCTTGATTGACATATCGTCTTTTACAATCTGTGTCCACATTCCACTTTCCCATGTATCAGTACTTATAGGAGTGGAAGACTGTGTAATTTCAATTTTTGTCTGACTTGGTGAAACGAGTGTAGTACTTTCATTTACGTCTTGATGATATACTAGAGTTTCACCAATATAGACTTTCTCTATTTTAGTGTTCATATTTAGTTCCAAAATGTATTGCGTCTAGCTGGTCGCCTCTTTTGTACTGGCTGCTGTGGCTGTACTTGTGTTGGCGTTGCTGGTGCAATTGGTGCTTGTTCCTCACTATATTTATTACGAACACGTGCGTTATATTCCCGTAAAATATGGAATGGATCTGCACCTGTTAATGTATTGAGGTAATGCTTCATGCATATAAACGAATATACTAGACAGTCCAGTGCTTCATTTCGTGAACCTGATACTTTCAATGACCACTGTTTAAAACCGTTCTTAACATCTATTCTTTCAGCGGTCAGTTGATTAAAGTAATCATCCGGTAGCGTTTCACTAAATCGGATTGGTGGGTTTGTCTTGTCTACTAGGCAAGTTCTGAGCATCTTATTCACAGTACTTTTAGCGAGGTTCACGTTTAAGATCTGTAACTCGTGGCCGCCAGTTCTTGACGATCGGAACAACGGTTTAGTACTTGAACAACCTTCACCTTTGATAGGCTTGAAGAGTGGATTAATGCTATTGCAGTACGTGTAGACTGTTTGCGTTGCGTTACCGTTTGATGAGTCCAGGTATCCCATGAGAACTTTCACCGGGCGACCTGTAACGCTCTTGAACACGCTTTTGCTGTACTGGGTTAACTCGGTATAGGCTTTACTGCCAATCTGAGTACAGTCCACGCCATAGAAGCTTCTATGATCTAGTACGTATAGGGTTTTCTCTGTGAAGCCCATAGTGGTGCATTCTAGGCGGTCTTGTTGTTGGTCTACCCCAAGGACGATACCTAGGCAATTATCAGGGATTGCCAGTACTGAAATCTCTTCCCTTAAGTTTTCTAGCTCTACAAGGTTATGTTCCTTGTTCTCTTCAGGTTCATAAGGCAAGCCCAATGAGTTGTTGTAGAAACTCTGAAGATCGAAGTTGTAATGTGCGTTGCTGAAGTCCTCTACAGTACTTTCAATGGTGTTGATTGGACTGTACAGGCGGCTAACGTGGTATGATGGATACTTACCATTTGGATTTGTAGCTATCCAATGTCCACCAGCAATTGCCCGTACACGTTCACCCTCAGTAATATGATGTTCACAGTTTGGACAAAGTAACTTGGCTGTTTCGGGTAATGCTTTTCTACGTCCATTTGGCAGTACTTCCCAATCGAAACGCACGTTTTCAAAAACTAATTCGTGGTAGTGATTACATTTCGGACAAGGTACATGAAACTTCCTTTGATCCCCTGCTTCGTATTCTTGGCATATCGCATCTAATTTGTTTGTTGGCGTTGATCCCATCATTATTAAACCATCATCGAATGATTTAATACGTTGGCTTGCTAGACTTATTGGATCACCTTCACTGTCATCAGTACTGCCACTGATTTCATCAAGAAAGATTCGCTTGGTTGTGATTCCTCGTAAAGTGCTAGGAGCATTTAAATTGATGAAATAGGTATTAGTACCATCAATGTTCTGTTGAGTATTAGCATTGTTAGCGGCATTCTTATCTGACTTGAGAGTTACATAATCTTTCAGTACTGACTGATCAATACTTGGTTGCCATTTACCTGTTTTGAATTTCTGAGTTGAGGCTTGACTTTGTGAACCATAAGCCATATTCGCAGGATCATTAATAATGAAGTACTGCATGGCTGTAAGCATCACTGTTGATTTAAGTAATTGAGCACTACTCATCATTACGATGCGATGAATATTAGGTTCAATGATCGTATCCAGTACTTGGCGTTGAAATTCAAATAATCTAAGTTTCTGTCCGGCTAATCTACCATCGGGGAATACTAAATTATCCTCTGCAAACTTACTTGGTTTTATTCTTTCTGGAGGTAGTATCTTTTTTATTGTTCGTTGGTAGATCTTCTTGAATTTGTTCTTCTCCAGAGAGTTCAAGAGATCCAATTTCTCTGAGTGCATTGTCAATTACTTCCTGTAAATTGTTTTTCAAGGTTATTGCATCCTTGCTTTCAAATAGTTTTAAGTACTCGCTTGATGGAATACTTCTTATGATTGTTTTGAACTGGTGAAAGTACTTTGCAAATTCTGATTCAACCATTGCAACATTAATCAATTCCCCTCTTCGTTCTTGTTCATCAAGTTCTTTTATGTTGGCGGTGGCGGTTAATTCTCGCAGACGTTCTTTTTCAATTTGTTCTTTAGTACTTGTATTTTTACGTAATGGCTTAATGACATTTTCAATAATCCAATTTCGTGTTTCTGTATCAGGAATATCTTTGCCGTGTGGCATTCCTTTTTGTTTCCACTGACGTAATGATGATTCGTCATAGCCATAGTCTCTAGCTAGTTGGTGTAAAGAGATCATTTATTTTCCTTGCGGTACGGAATAGGGTTTAAAATTTCATATAGTTTTAAAATAAGGCGGGGCGAAACTACGCTTGAGAATGGTTCTCATTGGGAGTACCTTTTTTTATTTAAAATCAATGCTTTTCGGCGACGTTCGACGAAGTTCAGTACTGAATTTTATTCCTCTTTGAACAGTACTGTCACTGTGTCTATCATCGATTGCAGTACTTGAATATGTTTACGTTCAGTGCCTGTGTAATTTAGATAGTCATATTCGATCCTGCTTCCAATCGTTGCATAGTAGCCATCGTGTATTGTTATGTATTTATATCTGGCCGTGAGTTTGGTACTGCTTATTGTTAGATAGTAATCATTGTATCTAACGGTCAGTACTGCAATCTTGGATAATAAAGCTGGTAATCCTTCATACTCATTACCATTATTATCTGTCCATGTTATGGTGAAGTCCTGTAGTAGCATAGAAGTTTCTCCAATGCGTAGTGCTGATCAATTATGTATTGTAATACTTTGGCATCTATTAATGTTGAGTACTGAAACAACTGTTCTTCATCCAGTGTGGTTAGCGTTCTATTGAATTTGAGCACTTCAAATATATCGTTAGTAATGAATACTTCCCATGTGTCATTGAAGTACAGATGTGTCTCTACCCGAATATCACCGAATGCGATAAGTTGATATAAGGCGTTTTGCATTAGAAATGTTTGTGTTGTTGATAGGATCATGTTGCCCTCCTTTTGGTATTTAGTGGCGGGCATGATTGCGTTTGGCAAGAAGAGATGACGTGATAATTATTCTCAACGGGCGTAATATTTGTGTATCTCTCTTATATAAACACACGCAGATTGTGCCCGTTGGACATAAAAAACCCGCACTTGGCGGGCTGGGGTAATTCTAGTTGTTGTTCACGTCTCCCCTATTCCTTGGTGTTGTTATATCTCGCCAACATTCATTGTTGGTTCTGCAATGTTCATTTCATTGTTAGGCACAATAGATTCAGTACTGACATTTCTTGTATGGCTGCCATGTTCAATATGTTCACGGTATGAATGAATATCAGTAATACGTTCAGCATTGATATAGCATCCAGTACTGTTATTGTCCATTTGGTAATATTTATTATAGATCCTTCCGCAATCAGCAGACAACTGAGGACGGTAATATTTAACTCCAGCCATTTCATAGGCTGGATACATAACGACCACAGCCCCGCCATCGACCTGACCAACTACGGCGTTCTTCGTGTAATCGTGTGTTGTACTGCAAGCGGTAAGCATCAAGGTGATTACCAGAGTGATTATTTTTTTCATTGTTTTTTATCTCCAGTGTTGTTATGGGGTATTGTACACGCCATGAGCATTTTGATCAATATTAACGATCGATACATGCACTTTCGATCGTTACAACCGATCAGAAATGTTAAATCGTGCGTGTACGGGCTTATACGGCGATGCGTACAAAAGCCTAGCGAGTGTATTGGCAGTGTGATTTAAATCGCGTGGTGAGGCTTGTAGGAGGTTTGACAGTCCGGTAGTACTAACATATTACTTTGGGTGACGCCCTTTATTAGTACACCGGACAGGGTTAGTATAATTTACTAATCAAAAGTTTTATAACGAAAAACAGTACCAAGGCATAGATAATAATAAGTGTCAGTACTGAGAAGAATGTAAGCGGATCACTGTCGAATTCATATATCCCAGTTTGGTATTTACCAAATGTATTGTGAATGAAATCAGCAATGGAAAAAGTGAAACTGTACAGTGGCATTCCGTACTTAGTTAAACCAAATGCAATTGCGAAACACAATGCAAATAGAAGTATATTCTTAACGTACTTGGCAGTTTTCAAATTTACTTTCTCCCTGCACATCAACAAAACCATAAGTTAGTAAGCCACTGCGTGAACCGGGTACTTTTGCCAACTTATGGCGTAAAATGAAACTACGGACTTGGTAGAAGTCAGTACGATTAACAAAGGTAATACACCCTTCACTATAGCCACTACCATCTTTACGCAGTGGGTGAAGTCGAAAGCCACCACGGTTAACACCATTTACAAACGTTGTGTCACTCATTGTTTGAGAACTGAACAGTGCTAGCCAGTCTGCATGATCAGAACCATTTAAGCGATCGAGGAACTCCGAACGGGCTTGGTTAACTAAGCTTCCCTTCGGTCTATCAACTACCCAATAACGCCCTACTGGGATTGCCCCACTGCTTTCTACATATGTACAGTTGGGATTGTTGATGATTGGTGCTTTACCAGAGAACACAGGGAAAGTACCAAGCCCATAGACGTGCAACTTTGCTTCTCCGCCGCCCTTTGAAAGATCGTTGTAACTCATCCTCATTATCAGCATGTCATGTCCTTATGATTAGTACAGTTTATGCACTGTAACATCTTTTCAAGAAGTGGTGTAACAGTTATCATAACAGCGTACAGCATGTACCAGTGTTTGCAGACACTGACAGAAAGCCCCCTAACTTGTTCCTACGCTGGTTAGGGGGCTTTTCTTTGAGGATATAAAGGTGAAATGGACAAATAGAATTATTAGCTGGCTAGTTATATCACTACTACTTGCAGTACTGATACTACTAATTTCTATACTCTGTGGGTTTGATACGAAAATGATTACTGATTGGATTAGTTCATTAAGTACTGCCGGTACTTTATTCGTAGCCTATATGGCTTATAAGAAAGCACCTGATTGGATAAGCACAAAAAGAAATGAGTCTGGTTTCGAGCATGTCATTAGCATTATGGCTGATGGTGATAAAATAGCGGCTGGACTAATAAGATTGTACTTCGATGTTTTGATTACAAATAAGGGGCAACTTAATTTCAATGATGTATCAAAAAAAGTAGATGATTATGCTTATGAAACACTCTTATTAAATTTTAAATTGAAGTCATGTAGAAGATGGAAAGTAAAAAGCTCAACAGAAGTACAATTGCTTTTCTCTACACTTAGAGATTTTTGCAATGTTTCAAAGCAAATTTTAGCTATGGGAGTAAAACCTGAACTTAGTGATAAATTAACTAAACATAAGAACGAGATAGAAAGACTGTCTACTCAGTTATTCAATCAAGATATTGAGAAATCTTTCACGTTTAATACTTCTTCGTTTGGAAAATAGCAGTACTGAGCCGCTGCATTGTGGCGGCTTTATTTTGAAAAACATGCATTTTCGTGAAAATTAGCAGGGTATACCCCTTCTCCCAAAAATCACGCGAAATTAGGCACTTTTAGCCGCATGTTCGCGGCATGATATAAACACGTTCGGCGACGTTTAAACCAAAACAAACAATTCATTGATATTTTTACTCTCCAAATCAGCACGATTTTCAAGCCAAGTGTCATATAATTTGACGCTCTGTATCATTTCATCAAGATGTGAGTACTGTACTTGATATTGAAAGTAAGTATCGGGTGCGATACACCGTAATTCATTCAAATCAATGTTGATGGTAACAGGGCTACTTTCCAAGATGGATTTAAGCCTATCTTTTGTACTTGGTAATGTTGGGCGTTCGGTCATTACTAATCCGTCCGGTATAGAAGTCGCGAGAGTTATGTTTTCGCCTCGATAGACAAAATGCGTTTGGGAAAATGATAGCTGTCGTGTTTGTGTTTGGTTGTGTATTTCGTATTCCATTTTATGTCCTTTTATATATCAACGGGCGTAATATTTGTGTATCTCTCTTATATAAACACACGCAGATTGTGCCCGTTGGCTTTTTTTAGATAAGCCCAGTACGACTAAAACGGACGGACTTGATCCCTCTCAATCCGCTGTTTTTGTATACCTCATAGCTCATGAAAAGCTTTAGGAAAGCATCAGCCGACTTACGACCAACAAGTACACCGTTATCGTCTACGTACTTTCCGTACTTACCACCTGCATAATGAAGTTCATCATCATAACGTTGTAGTTTGATAGTTTTCAGTACTGACTCAGCTAGTACATTCTTTTCTTCGTTAGTAATAAACCCACGACCACGTTCTAGCTGTGCATACACCCGCCTTAGTTCATCCGTAATCAAGTTGCCTTGTTTGGCATTGCGAATATCAAAATGTACATCATGTGCAAACTGTAATGGATCTTTTACAATCGTGAGATTTGGCATAACAACATTATTCACAATCTGACGATCACCCATCGCTAGGATATTGGTAATCACTTTCTTTAGCTTGTTTTCCTCATTGGTGTAGATTGCTGTTGTGTCAAAACGTCCAGTACTTGGATCATATTTCTGCACTAACGCCTTACCTGCGGCCTCTGCACGTGCTTTCTTCGCTTGAGCTTGAGCTTTGCGGTCTTCACTAATATCTAGGCTGTATGCATAGGTTGTATCGCTGAAGACAAATCCATAACATTCTAATTCAAACATGTAAATCTGAAAATCCAACTGTTCATTACTACGGCGAATGTCATACATATGATAATTGATCAATTGATTATCAACCACGTACTGATTGAATGCCGGATCAAAACGAATCATCTCACTAAAGCACGTATTACGATAAGTGTTCTTGAAAGACCTCTTATCCATAGCCTTAGAAAGCTTCCTGTTGGCTATAGCGGCGTTTTCTGTTGCAAGGCGTACAAAGTCATCACTCGTCAATGAAACCTCTGAGAAGTCCACATAGACGCTCTCATCGATATCAATCTCTTTTCTGAAAACGTAAGTATTGATTCGTTTTGCATTACGCCAACGGTTGGTTACTTGTTCGATTTGTTCAGTAGTGAATAATGTTTGATCGGTATGAAGAATATACACATCCACTTCTTCTAGCGTATCTGTGAAGTTCAGACCTTCAACAACTGAAATAGTACCGATGATATAGTCATACCCAGTAACCTTACTATTCTGAATCAATGTTTTGATAATTGAATCTTGTTTAGTGTCGGCAGTTATTATCATGAACCTATACGGGTACTTTTTCACTAGCTCTTCAATGTCGTCTTTGTTGTTTACAAGTATAATCCCCGGACGTTGTTGTTCTCGTAGTTTACTTTCTAGTAACCCCTGTGGGTTGTAGGTATTGAAAATGCTAATTCGCTTTTCAAATGGATAGTGCTTACAAACACGGATACATTGTTTGAATTGTACATCACTGAAGTACTCTGGTTCAGCAGTACCAGACATAAAGATAACACGCTTGAATAGTTTACGTACTGCCATTACTGCGGCAATTGCACTACTACGAAAGTTACTTGAATTATACAGTACATGACACTCGTCAATTACCAATGTCATCTTACTATAATCATAGTTCAATGCTGCTTTGTTCTTATTCCCACCTGACAAATAATCATTTAGTAATGTTTGTGCTTGGTCATATGTAGCACTACCATAGAAGATATTATTATGCGGATATAGCTCACCATTAGCATCTGTCTTAGTTGTTTGTTCTGCAAGTAGTGTATATGGGCTTAGTACAATTACCATTGGATCATTTTTCATTGTCCACGATTTGCCAGTACCACAATCCGACTTTAGAAAAATGTCACCATCAACATAATTGATTTGACTATGAACCATGCCAAACTTTTCATCAACTGCTAGTTCATAATATTCCCAACCTTTTTTACTTGCTTCTTTTCGTGCATGTTCAAAACGGTCAAACTTCACATCGAATTTGAATGTCTCTTCTTTAGGTGCATGTTTTATCCAAAAATCACTAGGTAAATGCTTATGGTAGAACCCCATGTGATAGTTGTTACCGCAATAGTTCATGTACTGTCGTGATGCATTTAGCATGTGGCTTATTGCACGTTCATAGGTGCTCTTCTTATCGTCAAAACGCAAAGTACGCTCGACGTACTGGTAATCACTCACGCCATTAGCAACACACCAACACGCAAACGTGAAAGCCTTACTGCGGTCTAGAGTTCCAGCCAATGCAGTACTTACAACATCAACATAATCAAGAATGACGTCATCGGTATATACATGCTGTTTATAGCTCTTCTGCGGGTCTATAACGAGATCACGACGAATAACCCGTGGGATTGTATCAATATCAAAGAAAACGCCGTGTACACGCTCTGAGAACGCATTTAAACGCTTCCCAATACCATAGCAAGGCATAATCTGTCCTTGGCTTAGTGTGAAGCATGAAGGATCGTTTGCAATTGGGGCAAAGTACCGTTTCATGTCCTCTTGGCGTTCTTTCCAGTCCACTGCGTCTACATCATCAACAAGCGGTAGCATTACACGAAAACGTGGATATTCTGGCGTATGGCTGTATGTTGAGTAGATGAAGTAATCGTAGCCCTGTAAAAACGCGTGAACGTCATCAAGGCTTACCATTTCTTCACCTTCCTGATTATCAATATCCAAGATAAACATAGAACGGTAAACAGTGTTTGAATCATTGCGTTTCTTATGGCACGCACCGCCTAAGAACATCGTGTGTTGTAGTTTGCCGTTCTTGTCTAGCTCCGCCCAGTTGTCAATATTTCCCCATACCTTACAAAAGGTATCCCAATCTTGGCTGTACGTATTTTGTACTTTCTGACCGGTCGGGTGAATCTCCCCGCCGCCCGTAATATAATTGACGGATTCAGTACGTGTAATTGTTATTTCTCTATTCATTCCAATCTCCATTTTGTTTGTTTTTTGTATCAACGGGCGTAATATTTGTGTATCTCTCTTATATAAACACACGCAGATTGTGCCCGTTGGCCTTTAGTTGTTTGCAATCTGACGAGCGAACGCCGCATGAAATTCATGCCATTTTACATCATACGAATCGCCATGAACCAAACGCATTTTATTCCTCCACTGACCAAACCAGTCACGTGTTACTTCAATTCGTAGTATGTCATCCGTGAACTTGTACATCATTTCACATGCCCAAAATGTACCACCATCAATTACATCTTCTACTTCACGGCAGTTCACGAAACCGTGATAACCAATTACGATACCTTCAATATATTCTTCAATCATTTCTCGTTACCCCCTAGAATAATGTACTGATTCAATATGTACTGTACTGCTGCTGATCTAGTTTTTGCTTTCCCATCGTTAATTAGATCATCCAGTACTTCAACTTGTCGGTCATTCAATCTAATACCGAATGACGTGTTCTTTTTTTCTTTCAT